TTTACGCAATCGAACCAGTGGCCGTAATTTTTAGGTATGGCTTGATTGCGTAAACAACGCCAGATGCACTTTTGAAATTTGCATTTTTGCGTTGAACAGTGAATGTATTTGCGTCAACAACCGTTACCGTATATAAAGCATCGTGAACGCCGTTATATTTTTCAAAATTTAGAAACACGCTGTTAGACGTGGACATCCCATGGCCAGTCCAGCCAATGGTGATGGTTGCGGCTGATCGCGTAAAATTGCAGTTATTCCAATCCCGCGTCCATGTGCCGCTGATATTGTTGTCCGCCTGAATCTCAACGCCTACAGCAGTGACGCGCTCAACCGCAGGGAACCCAGCAATATAGGTTTGACTGTTGCTACCGTTTCGGGTTTGAACGGTATAGCCAGTAAAGTTATTTTCGCCTTTTGAATTTTGAAGTGGGGTGTCGTCAAAATAAATTGATTTATACCCATCCGCCAAGCCTTCGATCTCGCCTTCACTGAGCAGATCTAGAACTCGTGCAACAGCTCGTGATTGCAGGTTGTCCCTTGCTTCTGTCGCACTGCGAAGGGCGCCACCACCAGCTTTGCCAAAGCCACCACCAGCTGCACCGTAGATTTCAACAGGAGAATCAGTCATGAGGCATCCGTGGTGGCAATGCTGGCGCTAAGCAAAATACTTCCTACAAACATTTTCCCGTAGACACAAGGTATCGGTGTGCCTTGAACGCTCGTATTTTGAATTCCGCTGAAACTATAGGATTGAAGTTTGCGGGGGTCGTCGGCTTTCATTGCCATCTTGGGGGACGGGGAAATCAGTTCTGCGACACCCATTATCAATAAACCTGCGCCCAGCTTAAGTGCAGCCATACTGCCCGCTGCTGACCATGCAGCCGTTCCTGCAAATCCGCCAATACCTGCCCATGCGCCAGCACCAAAACTGACAAATGAAAGGCCAATCAACGCAATCCCTAGCAAGATTTTGCCTGCTGCGCCTGCACCAGCAAGCACTGGCGTGATCGAGATCACCCGATCATCACTGCAAGCCATTGAAAAATCTTGCTCGTCTACTTTTGTTTTGCCTGCCGTGACGCGGTAGCCGATCCCATCCTGCTCGCTATCAATCAACCATTGATCCAAGCCTGGGAAGTTGGCGCACAGAAACCGTACAGCTTCAGCGGGGCTGGCTACATCCGCACGAAACACCCGCTGGCCTAAGCGTTTTGCCAGTTGCCCGTAGACCTTAACGGCTCGCATGGCGCAACACCTTACCAGTACATTTTAGGAGCCAGTCGCCTAATAAGTCACGACTTGACAGGCGGCCCGCCATGTGGTGCAGGATGTATTGGTCACCGATGTAGACCGCCACATGGTTTAACCCTTTGGAACTGATCGACATCAGCAGGGCATCACCCACCTGTAAATCCTTGAGGCTTACCTGTTCAAATCCAGCCTGTTCATACAATTCCTGGAATCGGGGTTCTTCATCCCAGGTGCTGCGGGCTGGACGATCCCAATCTGGCAGGTCTAGATCCCACTCGGTTTTGTACCAATCGCGCACGCAGCTCCAGCAGTCCAGGCTGCCCCAGCAGTATTCACGGCCAACCAAAGGCGGCTGGTAGTCATTCGGCTCAGTCTGGGACCAAGTTTCCAGATTTGGATTGACGATCAGCCATGGCAACTTGCTGCGGTTGCAGGCAACCTGATCAGCCATGCTTGGCTCTGGACTGGTGTATGGGTGGCTGTGAATAACGGCCACGATCTCGCCTTTATCCTCAGCCGCTGCATAATCCTCTGGATCCATCTGAAAGAAATCACCCGCCACGGTGGCCACGTTTTTACATGGCCAGTATCGTTGCTTGCCTTTGATGACAAGCAGCAAGCCGCAGGATTCGTTCGGGAAACAGACTTGAGCGTGCTCAAGCGCCGCCTGTTTTGCAGCTGCTTTAATCATTGGAATTGCCCCACTCCGGGGAAGCCGCCAAATGGCAGGATAGCCTGAGTGCCGAAATGTGCTTCGCAGTCTTGTAGCGTTTTGCTACAGGTTGGAAGGCCGCCAGCATAGGTGCATTCCGCTGACTTGTAGACCCATTGGCACAGCGTAATTGCTTGCCGCTTAGGCGCTCGAATGCCTTGCATGTCAAAGGCACTGGATAGTTCCCAGGTAATAACGTTTCTGTTTTCAGTTTCTTTGCGGGAGATGAAATAAATTTCACGTGGAAACTCAGCTTGGGGATCTGCATCGGGGTTGGTGCCCCCAGTAAAGTTGACAGCATCAATGTATTTTTTAAGCGTCCTGATTCGAGTGACACGGGCATTGATCAAGTCATTGCCAGGCGTGATGGCATTGACCTCAAGCAATGCCAGGGTCAGCAAACTGTCGAGGTTGGCAATGGTAAGTTTTGGCTTGGGTAGTTGGCCGCTACCTGTATATTCAAATCCTTCCATCTGGACGGGATAGGCCGCATACGCTTGGCCGCCCCAGGTCAAAGAACCAAGGATCTGATTGGTGCCAGCGTGGAAATAATAAGTTGTGACTACACCTGTTGGGTTGCCAGTGGCGTAGTGCGTACCTTCAACCAGCTGCAACTGGAACAACTCGATAATGGCACTTGGCGCTACCTTTTGCAGTTCTTCGCTAACTGCGCTTACGGCTGCCCAAGTGACCGTTCCATCAACTACAAAACCTTCAAGCGCTGTTGATGCGCTGGTGGTGTAAAGCTTGGTGGGCCAGACTGGTTGCCCAGCGCCCGATGTACCAGCCGTAATGCAGCGAAAGACAAAGCCAAAGCCTTGCTGCGTTGTAGCGCGAACAACTGCGCCAACGGCGTAACTGGTTGTGGCCTGCCAAGCTGCGTATGCCATCAGACTTCAAATACTTGGCGAAAGGTAGCCGTAATTGTACAAATGTTGGCGTATTGAAATTCACGATCCCATGCTTCAACTACAAACTTATAAGCGGTTGCTTCATCAATTGGCGTCCAGTCAAATGACTCTTGCCCAGCTCGTGCCTCGAAAAATGCCTCAATAGCATCAGCAACTGAATTGCTTTTTGCAGTCCAAACAAGATCCCACATTTTGGGACTTTGATTCAGGCCGTAAATTGTTCTTTTTTCATAACCATCACCAAATTGAACTTTTCTAACAATTGGCTGGCTTTTTCGTGTGGCACCAAAATCTGGCGTTGTTTGGCCTGTAGCCACTCCTACCGTTGCATCATTAAAAGTAGCCATTAGCGTCGCGTACCAGAGAGCAGGCCGCCAGGGCGCTGTTGTTTGATCAATTCTGCCTGAACAGCAGCCGAAACGGCAACCCCCAATTGCTTGGCTTGCGCCTGGTCGCCTTGGACGCTGGCATTGCCGCCTGCATCCACGTTGACCGTGACGTTGGTGCCACCCATGCCTCCACCTGGAACGATTGTGCCACTACGACCAGGCATAAACACTTCAGGGCCGCGCTCGCCAACCAGATACGCTCCACTGCCTGCAACGGGACCGCCTACGGCCCTGCTGCCGACCAAGGACGGGACACCAGGCATGAATTGGCTTGATCCAAGGCCGCCTCCACCAAAAGCACTTGAATAATTTGTTGCACCACCAGGGCCAAAAATTCCACCAATGGATGGCAAGAATTTTTGGGCCAAGCCAATAATTTGCATTCGTATATAGTCGGCAATCATGCGAGATGCCATATCAGCAAAGTGATTGGCAATGCTTTGGAAGAATCCGGCAAAAGCTTCACGTGCTCCCATTGACCCAGTAATTAATCCTTTAAAGGTTTCGCCAAAGGCAGTGCCAATTGAATTGGCAGCTTCTTTGACTTGGTTAGATGTGCTAATAAGATCTTTAAATTTTGTTTGCAGATCATCGTAGTACGCTCCCATCTCACCGCCAGTCAGGCCGGGCATGAGATTCAAATCAGTTCTGAACCGACCAGCCGTACTATTGCCACCAAATGCTCCGCCAAGAGCAGCCTGGAATTTTTTGCCAAGAACATCGGCCAAACCAATTTGCAGATACAATTCTGCGGTTTGCTTAGTAAGCAGTTCTTCTTTTGCTTTTTGCGCCTTATTATTGTCAACTAATTTTTGCGAAAGTTCCGCGCTAATAAGATATTCACGTTCTGTAACAGAAAGAGATTTTTTTCGCAATTCTCCAAATTTTATTTCTCTTTCAACTTTGACTTTGTCAAGCTCACCTTGAAGCTTTTCTTCGTCGGTCATTGAGACTTGAATATCTAGGTCAGCTTGTGCAATCTTGTCAAGCTTTATTGCAGCATCTATCTGCTGGCGAATCTGTTCCGCCAGGCGCTTTGCTTTGTTTTCGGCAGCCTTGCTTTCGGCACCGGATCCACCGTCTCCAGCAAGGTTCTCAAAAGTTGTTAATTCTGGTTTCTTGGCAGGATTTGTTTTTTGCATTGCATTATATAGTTGCTTTGCTCTTGTGTTTATATACGTATTAATTGCAGAAGTATTATCTTTTGCGCCAAACAATACTTCAATGGCTGATTTTCCAGGACCATATTTTTTTATTGCCTCTTGTGTGGCTTGGTTGCGAGCCTTTGTGTATTTATCTGTTGTCTCAAAAGCTACTATTGTAGCTGTTGCCATGTCGGCAAGCTTGCCAATAAATGTTTGAATTGCCGCGCCAACTGGTATAAAAAAGTTTCCAAATTTTGCTTTTAATTTATCAAGAGAAGTTGTCATTCTTGCGCCAGCATCTTCTTGCGCTTTCGCCATTTTATCTGCACTTTTTGCGTATCTATCGTTTAATAATGTTGCAAATTTCATTAAATCATTCAAGCCTACTGTTCCACTTTGAAGTGCTTTTGCAAGTTCTGGTCCGTTTTTGCCAGCTGCTTTTGCAAAGCTAGTGTATGTGCCTGGCAAACGCTCAGCAATTTGATTAAGTTCTTCTGCACTGACTTTGCCTTTAGAAAAAACTTGACTCAACGCCAACAACGCACCTTGAACTTCCTCCGCACCGCCTCCGGTTGCTTTAATTGCTCGGGAAATTCCATTAAATACGACTTCCGCGTCGGCAACTTTTCCGCCCGCGCCAATAACAGACGCGGTCAGACGTGTAAATCCTTGAGTTGCCTCAAGTATTGGAATATTTAATTGTTGCGATACATTGTTAATTGCTTGCTGAGCATACGCGTATTCAGTTGCGGACCCAGTTACACCTTTTAAAGCAATTTGTAATTTATTTAAAGACGCTGCATAGACAGCCATGTCGCCAATAGCTTGGCGAATCATTCCTAATTGCGCCCCAGCGGCTCCACCAGCCGCCGCGCCGCCTGGGCCAAAGGGAAGGCCAATGAGACTACCAATTGCTCCTTCTGGGCCACCAAACACTCCACTGGCGGCTACCGTGCCGATGGACTGGGCAAGACCGCGACCTCCCATGCCAGGTTTGCCGCTGGCACGAGACGCAGCTCTTTCGGCTTTTTCTGCTTCCCGTGTGTACGTGCGAAATTCTTTACTTGTAATGCTGACGCTATTGGCCAGTTCACGCCAAGAAGACGCAAAATTACGCAATGAATTTACAGACTGATCCGTGTTTGATTGAACTTTTTTAATTTCTGCTGCTGCGCCTTGAAAACCAGTTTTGGTCGCGTTGACTTCTTTGCCTAGGTTGGCCAATTTGGCCTTCAAGGTTGTCAGGGATTCCGTGCCCTGCGTAGCAACCTTGATATTAAATTTTTGTTCAGTTGCTGCCATTATTTTGCACGCTTGCTATTGAGGCACAGTAGGGTTGCTGATTCCATGACCTGGATGCCTTCAAACATCTCAAGCGGCTCTTCCACTGCATACAGTCTACAAAGCCAGTCTAGTGATGGGTAGTTTAAACCAGTAAGGCCAGCCATGCTGACGTTCCACTGAGTTCCCATCCGCAAGAACATGGCAACCGTATCCCAGTTTTCCTCCCAAACTTCACAGTGCTGCTCAGCGGCCTCTAGGCGTGCCGCAGCGATCTGTTCCTTGGATGCACCAAGTGCTTTAAGGTCAGCTTCACGTTCGTCTACAACGCCGCCTTTGGCCCAATACTGGGCCGCGGCCTCTAGTTTTTTGCAGGTGCTCCAAGCACGCTTGCGCTGTACGCATTGATCAGTGCCCTGACCACATACGGATCATCACAAAGCTCTTCTTTGGTTTTTTGCGTAAAAGGCACATCCTTTCCGTCTTCGTCCTTGATTCCATCCCAGCCTTCAAGAATCTGATCAAGTAGGGCATCATCGCCTTCCTCAACCAGATTGTTGAATGCGGAACGACTCATTTTGCGAAAGGTTGCATCAAACGTAGTTTTTTCAAACTTGCCGCCATCGATGGGTGTTTCCACCGTGACGGGCCATTTGTAAGATGCAACCTTTTTAAGAACGAATGCCATGCAGAGTTAAGCGAAAACTAGGCTCACCTCATTATTGCCTACCCCAGCAGGAAGTGCCAAGTACGGCATGGACAGCGAGACAACACCGTTGGTGTCGCCGTAGGTGCAGCCAGTGATGTCGGTCTGAGGTGCGTTAATCGTGACAATGTTGCCAGCAACAGTGCCAAGCACAATGCTGCTTGCTGCGGTCGCAGGAGCAACGGCTTTAGCAAAGAAATCGGTGGTGCCAACGGCAGGTGCCTCGATCACTGCTGTACCACCAGCGGCACAGT